GTAAATAGGTAAATTACTATATTGTCTTATTGATAATATAGCAGTGTATATTATATCAAAATACTTCTCGTTGGCGTGTAAAATATAAGCTTTATTCATTAAAAAATTTACATTCGGGATCATTCCAAGGACCGGCATTTAACAATGCTTCTTTATTCCAATTAATATTACAAAAGTATTCTAGATTAGAAAAATTATTTATGTCTCCTACATTAAAAGGTTTATTGACTGATAAGCTATAATCTTTAAATTTAAAATCTCCACCTATTAACTTGTTACTTAATTTTACTCTTATATTTGGTATATTATAAGCATCTGCTGCTATTAAACCATGTAAACTAGAAGACATTATATTTTTGCATTGTAATAATTCATCTATAAAATGAAATATACCCGCTGTTATATTAATTATTTTTACACCTTGAGAAGATAAATTATTAATTGTTTTTAAAGAATTTTCATCGGTATAATCTATATAATGAGGTATTAGACCATATTCATATTTAATAATTTTTTCAGGACTATATATTTCAGGGAATAATAAAGCAGGGTCTCCATATATTTCTGGGCATTCTATGCCTTGTTTTGATAATTCATTTTGGGTTAGAGGTCCTCTTACAGCATATACTTTTTTAGGTGTTTTACCTATTTGTCCGTAATTAATACAACCAGTCCCCCACACTATATCATCAGGTTGGGTAAATAACATACTACTTCCTATAGCTAGTATTTTACTATTTTTTCTTATTTGATGTCCGTATTCATCAAAATAAAAAACATCTTTAGGTTGTAAATTTTCACTTTGGGAAAAATGTTTTAATATTAAATAGGAAATAACATCACCCCAATTTCTAGCAGGGTCTATTTGTATAGTAGATTTATTATGTCTATATTCTATTTTAATAACTTCTTAATTTCTTTATCTTCTATTCCTAATTGAGATAATATTTTTATAACCTCTTTATCTCCTAAAAATTGTAAATATTCTTTTACTTCACGGGTAGATAATTGAAAATAATTTGTTAAATATTGTATTAAATCTTTATTGCGTTGCTTAATTGTTGATTTAATATATTTATTCCATTTATTATTTTTAGGTATATATTCTTTATATACTTGATAAATCTGTTGTTTTTCAGTTGGGGGAAATGATTGTACCTCGTTTACTAATTCTATATAATCAGGATTCATTGACAAAAATCTATGAATCATATAGGCATTAAATTCATCCCACTCTTTATCAGTAAATGAATCAACAGGAGATTTTTTATAATTAATTTCTTTTAACCAATCAAACAAGTTCATCCGCTAATTCTTCTCTTAATTCTTTAGGAACTGAATCAGTTAATATTTTTCCTGTACCTGCTTCAAAAAATACTGGGATAGGCATCATAGCATCTTCTTGGGTACCTGTTACAAATTTAGATACTTTACGTAGAATTACTCCTTGTTGGAATACACTCTTACCATCAGATGTTTTGATTGCTTGAGTATTTTTTAAATCGATTTGGGGTTGTTGGATTTGTTGTTCCATTATTTATTATTTATTAAGTTTTGAATTAAAGACATTAAGTTTATCTCTTTGTCTATACGAAAATTTGATTTATATAAGTGTTCATTTATTAAAATAGCAGCTGTACCTTCTTTACCAGGCATATATTCTGAGGAATTGTCATATAAGAATCTAAATAATTCTTCGTAATCGTCTACCCCTGAGTCTGCTAGGATTTGTCTTATATTTTTATAGTTATTGTTTTTTAACTCATCAAGCACAGAGTTCATATAACTAGAGGAAACAAGTAAACTATCATCAAGTTGTAAATGGCCATCTACAGTACTTGCTTGGACAGTGTTTAACATCTTACGAATGTCAGGATAGTACTTGTTTACTAATTGTCCTATAGCTGGAACTTCATAACCTATGTTTTCTTTATCACATATACCTGCTATATGAACTGCTACTTCTTTTTTAGTTGGTGGAACTATTTTGAATGTTTGACAACGTGATTGAATTGGGTCAATAATACGTTCTACAAAATTACAAGTTAAAATAAATCTTGTAGTACGTGAAAACGTTTCAATTACATTACGTAAAGAAGCTTGTGCTTGAATTGTTAAAAAATCTGCTTCATCTAATATTACTACCTTTAATGGTTTAATACTAGCTACAGATGAAAACCCTACTACTTTATCTCGAATTGTTTCTATACCACGTTCATCTGAAGCATTAATATAGAGTGAATCACAATCAAGATTATTAACTATAAGTTTAGCTAATGTTGTTTTTCCAGTACCCGCACTGCCATAAAATAGATAGTTTTGGATATCATTTTGTTTTAGTTGTTTATCAATAGATGATTTTAATGTAGTATTACCTACATAATTTTCTAAAACATTTGGTCTATAACGTTCATTTAATAGAGTATTTTCTTTAGTACTCACCATAAATTGAATATCTTCTTTCTGGTTCTGGTTCTATTATTTCTTCAGTGGTAGATATAATGTATAACTCACTTTTTAGGGGGGCAAGCCTATATTCACCTTTAAATCCGGTTTTTATCATATATGCTTCTAAAGTATCAGTTAAGGAAGTATGTACTGGACCATCTGGTTCATTTGATGTTAAACGCCATCTATCTCCTGCAGGAACACGTCGAGCAATAAGGATATTTTCTTCTACTATTCTTTTATTAGACTCTTCCATTGGTTTTTTCTTAATGTTTTATATACACTTAAATCTAATGATTCTTTTTCATAACTCCAAATAAATCCATAAGCACTTTTTTGTTTTAATCTACAACAAGCATCTATATTATTTGGAATTTTTTTCCAATGAGCATCAGGTTTATTTCTTATTTTTCTTTCAGCGGCGTTTACACTCTCCCATTCCTTTATAAACTCACCTTCAATATTAAACTGATATACTTTTTTAGAATTTGCTTTACCTATATTTTTTTTATGTGTTTCACTTATAGGTTTGTTTTTAACTTTATCTATATATAGTTTTCTTGCAATTTCATATTGCCGAGCGCTGACTTTATATGGTTTTAATTTTTTATATCTTTTTTTTCCTATAGCCATTAACCAAAAGGCCCATACTAATTCTTTACTTTCAGGGTATATTTCACATAATAACCTATGACATAAAAAATGTTCTTTAGGGGTAAGATGAGTTAAATTATTAGATTTATTACTACCACCTATACATTTAGGAATAATATGATGTTTTTCAGTATAACTTTCTATTTGGCGAGTTTGTCCTCTTTCACAAATAGAATTGTAAATTGTTGTATAATCCATTATTTTGGTTATACATATTACCCGGGGACTAAAAATTAATCCCCAGGTGATAAGTGTTTAGGGATTATTTGCTTTCATTTACTGAAGCTTTTCTATACTCCGTAACCAATTTCTTGATTTCACCAATTGCTTTACGAGCACGTTGTGCTCCTGCTTTAGTGGTTGTGTTGTGTTCTGCTACGAATGTTTCGTACAGACCATTAATTTGCTCGAAAATTTCTTGCTTTGTCATAATTAATTAATTAAAATTTAAATTTACATCATACCCATCATTGGGTCCATAACTTGCTGTTTTTCCTCTCCGGGTTCATCTACTACTGTACATTCTGTAAGTAATACTGTTCCTGCGATTGAAGCAGCATTTTGAAGCGCAGTACGAGTAACCTTTGTAGGGTCAATAATACCTGCTTTTTTCATATCAATAACTTCTCCGGATTCAACATCGATTCCAGCCCAAGTATCGTTTCCTGATTCTACTAATTTATATTTGCCTAACATTTGTGCTTCTGTAGCTTCATATCCAGCATTAACTAATATTTGTTGGAAAGGCATTCTGCAAGCACGTCTTACAATAGCACTTCCAGTTTTAGCTCTACTTAATGATTGAGAAGCATAAAGTAATGCTACACCCCCACCAGGAACTATTCCTTCTTCAATAGCTGCTTTAGTGGCATGTAAGGCATCATCTACTCTATCTTTCTTCTCTTTCATTTCAGTTTCAGTAGCACCACCTACATGAATAATAGCTACTCCTCCGACAAATTTCGCCAGCCTTTCTTGGAGTTTTTCGATTTCGAACGGTGTTGACGCTTTGTCGATTTGTTGTTGTAATTCTTCAATACGTGCTTCAATTGATTCAATTGTGCCTTTTCCATCTACAATAGTTGTTGATTCTTTTTCTACAGTTACAGTTCTTGCTTCACCAAACCAATCCCAACTAAATTTATCAAGTTTCATCCCTTTAGATTTAGAAAATACTTGACCACCAGTAGTGATTGCTATGTCTTCTAAAATTAGCTTACGTCTATCACCAAAATCGGGAGCTTTAACAGCACATACTTTCATTGTGCCCCTCATTTTATTTACAATAAGAGTAGCTAATGCTTCATTATCAATATCTTCTGCTATAATTAATAATGATTTAGCTTGAGATGATACTGCTTCTAATATTGGCAATAAATCTTTAATTTGGGTTAATTTTTCATCAGCAATTAAAATCATTGGATTTTCTAATACTGAAGACATTGTATTGTTATTAGTAACAAAATAAGGTGATTTATAACCACGGTCAAATTGCATTCCTTCTACTGTCTCTAGATACGTCTCTCCAGTTCTAGATTCTTCAATATGTACTACACCTTCCATACCTACTTTATCAATAGCGGTAGCAATTAATTTACCAGTTTCTTCATCGTTATTAGCTGATATAGTTGCAATTTGTTCCAATTGGTCTTCTGATGAAATGTCCTCGGATATTGTTTTTAGTTTTTTAACTACAGTCTCAACTGATTTATCAATATCTCTTTTAATACGTACTGCGTTTTCACCTTGTGCTACAGCTTTTAACCCTGCTTTAACCATTTCTCTAGCTAATAAAGTAGAAGTAGTTGTACCATCACCTGCTTTGTTAGCAGTTTGAATGGCTGCTTGTTTAACTAATTGCACTCCTAATTCCTGTGTAGGGTCTTTAAGTGTGATTGACTTAGCTACTGTTACACCATCTTTAGTTGATTGGGGTGTTTCACCTCCTGCTATTACAACATTTCTACCATTTGGTCCTAGTGTTGCTACTACAGCATCAGCTAATTTATCTATACCTTTAACTAACTCTTCACGAGCAGTTGTTCCAAATTTAATATCTTTATTCATTACTTATTCTTGCTAAAACTTGATTTTCTGGTCCAACGTAATATTCTTCTCCATTATATGGTAATTTAGTAAATCCCATTGTGGGTAACACGACTAAATCTCCTACTTTTAATTGTGTAGGTAGTAATTCACCAGCAATAGTATGTTTACCTGGTCCTACTGCTACAATTTCTCCTGTTTCGTTTGTTTCTTTACCTAAATCAGGAACAATAATATTACCATAAGTAGTTTCTTCTACCTCAATAGGTTTTACAATAACTGCATCAAACAATGCTTCTAATGCCATCTGTATAATTTTTAATTTGATTACTAATTACATTATAATCTTCAATATAATCTTGAAGTGAATTATAATTTTCTTTTTGGGATAATTTTAATGTAGCTATTTTTTCTAATGCTGCTTCAAATGTAGGAAAATAAAATAACGATTTCTCATATGATTTGCCTTTACCTTGAGTTCTAAAGTGATTAGAATTAGGTGCTACATTTTCTTTTACAGTAAAACAATATTCATCCTTTGTAAGGAAATAAGGTTCTAATGCGGGATCGGTAATTGTTTGTATTTGCTTAAATTTTTTCATAACCGAAATATACGAAAAACAATGTGCTAGGACACATTTTTTAATAAAACTTTTTACTTAATTTTAAGAGATTTTAACTCTGATCCTTTAGAATAAGGAATGCTAATTGTAAGTAAACCATCTTTAAATTCAGCATCTGCTTTACTTAAATCAAATTTACTGTCGATTTTCCATCCTAAATTAAACGAACGTTTAGCTATACCTCTATGGATATAATCTACGTTTTTTTCTTCAGTTTTGGATTTATCGTAATTAACTCGAAGGACATTGTCTTGAATAAGAATTTCAATGTCATCTTTAGAAATACCGGTACAGGCAATATCAAAAGTTAAGCCTTTGTCTGTTTGGTATAAATCTACGGGGTGTGGTAATTTGTGGTCAGCTATTGGTTGAAATTGACCAGCGTCTTGGAAAAAATTTCTGACTAAAATGTCAAATGGTGTTCTTTCGAACAGTTGTAATGTACTCATATCATTTAAATTTATGCGGCCTAAGCTCGCGGTTTAACAAAACATAACAAGTGCCCTAGCTAATTGTTATTTTATTATACATATTTAATTTATTCGTTTCTTAACAAAAAATATTCAGTTTCTATATCTTCTGAATAAAAATTTAATTGAATCATTCCATCAGCAGATATTTTTAATCTACCATTATCCATATCTTTATTATTTGAAAATATATCTTTTAATATATCTGAATTAAATGGTAATTCTAAATCTGATATTGTGATATTACCTTGTAGTGTATAGGTTACTTTATTTGAGAAATTATCTATGTCACCAAAAGTAAACTCACATACTAAAGTTCCATCTAAATTTTCAGTAGTTCTAATTAGTAAATTGCTTTGGTCTGATAATGCTGTTTTAGCTTTAATTAAAGCATCAATATTTTCTTTTTCTAATTCAATATCAACTTCAGGTTCTTCTATTTCATTATAATATGTAGCCTTTGGTATTACAAATATATCAGCTAATGAATAGTTTAAATCAAAATTAGAATCAGCAATGTGTAATTTAGTATAAACTTTATGGGTTTTTTCAGCTGTAATTAATAGTTCTCCATTTGTAATGGATAATAATTTAGATAGCTTATGAGTATCAAATATACCTAATTCACAATCTTCAAATTGAAAATCTTTTAAGTATACTTTTGCTGCTCTACCTTGTTCACCAGCATAGATAGTTAAAGTATTATCTTTAATACGCCATTTAACTTGGGAAAACATCCCTCCTAAATAGTACTTTGATACAACTGATTGTAATGTGTTTTTGTTTATCATAACGGAAATATACAACTAAATTTCAAATGAGGCAAATTTATCTAAATGAGGATTTAAATTTAATGACCAACCTAAATCAGTAAAAAATCCTTCAAGTTTATTTAATAAAATAGTTTCAAATACTTTTCTTCTATCAGCATATTGATTTAAAAATTCTTCAATTCTTTTGGGCATTCCTCCTTCAATAAAGCCTAATGCTTCTATTTTATAAGGATTATCTTTTAAATAAATCCATTTAATTTTACTAGCTTGTGTAATGTAATTATATTGTTTATCTAATTTCCATAAACGTAATAAATCATTATATTTAATAGCTGCCCTAACAGGAGCGGGTGCTCCTTTTTCTATAGTAGTAAATACTTCTCCTGCTCTTGCTTTTTTAGATGTATACTTGTCTAATTTTTTTACAGCAGTAGGATTACCTAATTGTTCTATTGGAATTTCACCTCCTAATATTTGTTTTTTGAATTCTTTAATTTGATTTAAAATATTATCATGTTTTGCACCTTTTAATACTTCTTTTAATATCTTATTAAAAAACTCTCCTAATATAGGGGGAAAATTTGCTTTCATAAACTCTAGACCTTTAATATCTAAAGTTTCTTTTTCAATACCTTCTTGTTTAGTAATCCACTGAGCGTAACGTCTAGTGTTTCTAAAATAAGCAGAACGAATAACACATTCGGTTTTCATTACTAGCTTATGTGTAGTAACATTAAAACATTCTTTAGCTAATCTATTATAATCTTCAGTAATAATATCTTGATATGCTAATGCTACTTTTTCTAATTTATTATCTTTTTCTTTATCATCTAACTCTTCAAAATTAGGATAAAGATGTAATAATAAAGGTTCAGCGTTAAAATAATTAGAGTCAGTATCTACATACGCACAATAATTTGTATCATCTGCATCACATATCCACCAAGGTGTATCCTCTAAATGTTTCATTTATATTCTTTATAAGATTTTTCTTCAACTAAATCACTTCCAGTCATTAGGTTAATATCCTTTTTTACCTCAGCACGCCTATCATTTGTAAAATATACTGAGCGGGCTAATTCAATAAATTCGTCATCAAATCGTTTTTCTGCTTCTAATTCACGTAATTTATCTTCTATAACCCATAAATCACCATTTATTCTAGATAATTTAAGATACAAAGATTTTAGTTCATCCCCATGGGTTTCTAATAATTCAGTGCAAAACGGATTTAAATAATAAAATTCTCTTTTAATATTAACCAATTTAGATTCATCTTTAACATTTAAGAGTTTAAGTTCTAAAATACTAATTTTATCTAAAAATTCTCCTATTGATACTTCTACTTGCATAATTAAAATCTGCTATCTAATCCGGGTATGGTAATTAACCCAGCATCTTTTTCTCCTTTAGAAGTTAAAATTTGTTTTGGGGGTATAATTTTAAATTGTTTACCTTGAATCTTAAATTCACCTCCTTGTTTTAACATTTTCTTAAAAAAATTTTCTTGTTGTTCGGTCCAATTTTCACTTAATTTAAGTAAATCTTGTTTTTCTATTGGTTTATTTTCTACCAATATAGTTACTCCTTTTCTAATTGATTGTGGTTTAAGTGCCATATTATTCTCTTTTATAATCATCTTCTAATCTTACTATGTCATCTTCACCAAAGTAAGTACCTGTTTGAACTTCTACGAATCTAACTGGTTTATCAGTTTCATTCCATGCTCTATGTTTTGCACCTAAAGGAATGAATATAGATTCTCCAGCTTTTCTAAATACCTTTTCATCGTCTAAAACTATAGTAAGTTCACCAGATATTACGGTCCATTGTTCTTGACGTTTAGTATGGTACTGATAGGATAGTCTACTTCTTGGTTCTACCTCTATAATTTTTACTTTAGCTTCTGAAGTATCATGTAGTACTTGATATGCGCCCCAAGGTCTGTATTCTATTTTATTCATATTTCTAATTTTATTTCATTACGCATGACTTTATTCATATGTCTATTAGCACATAATGCTGATTCTTGAATAATGCGGTGGCCTGATAGTGTGATTGCTTCGCTTAATATAGAATAATTCATTCCATATCTGAATTGGGGTAAAGCGGTAGCACCATATAAACTATTTAAGAGGATTTTCATTGTGTATTGCATCAAATGATAATATTCCCCTTTTTCAGTATCCCCTGCTTTATAAGCATCTTTCATTTTATTTTTATAATTAACTCGCTCATCAAACCATTTAGCTAATATAGTTGATAAAGTTGATTCTTTATCTGTTCTAAACATACAACCATTAGCAGAAACCGCCAAATTATGTTGTTCTATAGTTTCTATAATTTTAGAAACAGGACGGGGACCAGTAGTTCCTTTAATAAAGTTTTCTACTATTAGTTCTTTATTAGGATCCATTTCTTTTAAATCATTTAACCCTAATCTATTATTGCGGTCATCAGCATCAATTATTCTCGCTAATAATGTCTCTTTACCAATATTTAACGACATAATAATTGAAGGATATAGTGATGTTAAATCCTCATCAAACATATACTTATACAAACCAGCTTTGGGGCAAAATAAATAACCACCAGCATAGTTTTGTTTCTTTCTTGGATTTTGTTCTCTATTAGGTGGTACAATTCCTTGGGATAACAAATAAGCTGAAATAGCTCCATCCTGGGTTATACTATTATAGTATACGTCTTCATAGTTATGTTTACCTTTATGAGATAAGTTTTTAGTTAGAGCTATGTATTGTAATTTTTCATCTAGTAGCTTTAATATCTCAACATCACGAAAGTTATATTGAATAAACTTTTGAATATCGGTTTCAAATAAATCATCTAATGTACCCTCATATTCAATTTTATTTACACCCGCATACTTAGCACCTACAGCATCTAAACTCCAAGATGGTTCATCTTTCCAACTATATTTTTTATGTAAACGGATATAATCTAATGATTCAACACCTAATATATTTACAAATTGGTCATTACCATAAAAATATTTAGAATACTTTTTAGATTTAACAGGTTCATCAATTAAGGTATTTAATGGTGATAAGTAATTAGCTGTATCTTGTCCTAGTACATTACACATTCTATAATATAGGTAAGGAATATCAAAATAATCACTATTATAACCAATTAAAATATCAGGATCAATATCTCTAAATACTTCAATAAATTTTAATAATAATTCTTGTTCAGTAGCAACTGGGATTATTTCTTTGTTTTTGGCTTTGGTATGTTTTAGTTGAGATTTTTTATCTAAAACTAAAATAGCCCATTTATCATTTGATTTATCCCACCAAGCAATAGAAGTAATAGGCATTGGGGCTCTTTCTATATACTCTACAGTTAATGCCCCTCCAATTTCACACTCAATATCAAAATATAGTTCTTTATGTCCTGTAGAAGGTTCATCATTAGTTCCGTATCTTTCTACAAGAAACTTTTGAACTACATCCATGTCATGAAAATAAAGATAAGGAGTGTTATTATGAGCATATTTCTCATTTCGAGAAAATCTCCAATCCTTAATTTTTTTAAGTGGTTCCCCTCCTAATCCAGTATATTCACAATTTATATCATCACATATTTGATATGCTTCATTAAGATAGGGAATCACCTGGTGTTTACCATCTGATTCCCATAGGTGCATTTCAATTAAATTATTCCCTAATTGTTTCCCTCTATAACACTTTCTATACATTATATACCAACTGAACTTTTCATGTGTTGAAATCTTACTATTTCTTCATCGGTAAAAAATTGTTTAAGGTTAGGTCTAAAATAGTTAATAGATTTCATAACTTTTCTGTCTCTGGTACGGTAGACAATATACCGTCCTTCCTCAATCTTTTCAAAATGGCAGGCCTCACCTTGTTCCTTACTTCGTTGGCTGACACTCTGTATGGCTTCTTCTTCAGTTGAGCAAGCTTTTGACATATTACTTGCTTGTACTTCGAGATATGCTGGCCATATCTTGCTCTTAAGGCCATGTAACATAGTACCGTTCCCAAGGGAAACATAAGCAATGTCGCACAAAGCGTCCAGAACTTCCACAATGTCGCCCCTTTCGCAAGCTTCTCTATATTCTTCGAGTTCTTCTTGAATGAAGTCATAGACAAATTGCCATTCTTTTTTTTCTGGGATTGTGGGTACATAGTTGTTTGGTTTACCAAAAGTTGCGTTAAATATTTCTACCTCATTTACAAAAGGAACATTTTCTGTATCAGGTTCAAATAATGATAGTTGTTTTCCCATTACTGTATAACTTCTAAGATTTTTGTTTTCTTTACTTCTGTTACTCTAAAATTAGATAAACCTTCATTTCGTTTGTATAACTTAGCTTCCGCATCAGTAGCTGATACGGCATCAACTAAATATAACTCAGTTGTTTTTTGAATTCTACCTTTATCATTTTCAAATTGTGATAAAGTTTTTACTTGCCAATATTCCATATTATAACTTATTTAATTTATTTTTTCTTCTTTCACAACCACAATCTTCTTTACCTCTTAATTTAGCAATATAGGTTGCAATTCGTTTACCTTGACCTAAGGTAATAATACTTATTAGTTTCTCAACGAAATCTCCTAATTTCATTTTAAATAATCTTGTA